AGGAGGAAGAGGAGGAAGAGTCCGGTGAAGAGGAGGAAGAGGAGGAAGAGTCCGGTGAAGAGGAGGAAGAGGAGGAAGAAGGTGAAGAGGAGGAAGAGGAGGAAGAGTCAGGTGAAGAGGAGGAAGAGTCAGGTGAAGAGGAGGAAGAGGAATCTGCCGAAGAAGAGGAAGAGGAGGAAGAAGAAGAGGAGGAAGAAGAGGAGGAAGAAGAGGAAATGGAAGAAGAAGTATTTGAAGTAACCATTCGCGGTAAAACATATTTTACAGCGGATGCGCAAAATGGGGAAATATATGAAGCAACTACCGACGGAGATGTTGGCGACGAGGTAGGTAAATTTGTAAACGGTAAACCCAAAATGAATTAAATACTAGTTTGTTTGTGTGATCGCAATGAATATTTATTACGACGATTCTTTCTTCTCTTACGCGTATATTTTTTACTGGCAGTTTTCGGAGAACTTGATGCCAAAGATGTACCTCTAGGAATGAATCCACCTTTTATTTTTTTAGATCCTTTTGTTGAACGATTTTTTTGCGTATATTTTGCCATATCAAATACAGGAATATTATTATAAAATAACATAGGATTTTTATTTTCACTGGTTTTTAAATCATTGTAAATAGTAACTAAAAAATTATTTCTATATGGACATTCAATGAGCTCTACAACATCATCGTTTAACAATCCTTCTATTAATTCAAAATTAACAAAACAATCATAATATAATTTTGTTTGTTGTTTCAATGGATCTATTTTATCGTCTTTTTTTGAATCGTTTATTTTTTCTCTTACCGACATTACTCCAGTTTTTAAATTATCAATCAATGTGGTATTACTTAAAAGTTTATCTTCAGGTTTGTCTTCTATAACAATTTTACGTAGAAATTCAATAAATTCCATAAATGGTTGAATATTTTTACCTGTGTCATTAAACAATGTAGTTAATTGTTTATTTGAATAAAATCGTATAGGACTACGAAACTCCTTGATCATTTGTACGAAAGTTTCTAAATGAGTAAATGTCTTTATTTTTTCGGCAACTGTTTTATCAACATAATTTGAAATTTTATCCTTTTCTTTTATTTTCGTTAAATAGTTTATCGCAACTTCCATATTAGTAATAGTGTTTAGTAGTTCAGCATCTATCTTATATTTTATAGAATTTTCAAGTAAATCATTAAAACCGGGTAATGTTTTGATACTATATGGGATATAATTTGGTTTATCATTCGGTGCCGCATTATTTAGTTTATAAAATTCGATAAACATATCAACAATAGTCTTCACATTCGTGATTTCGGTGTTTAACAATGTATCAAAATAAGGAACTAATAACCGAGGCGGATGTCCGGCTTCACGATTAATTGCTGAATTTGTATTTTTTATTTTCTCTAAATCTTTGTATGGATCTTCACCTTGTTTTTTTAACGAAGATTTTATATCATTAAAATGTTTTTGGATTAAAGTTTTAATTTTTGTCATAATATCAGTTGAATTTTCCGTGTATTTTTGAATCGTTTCATTGCGCCAAGCTTGAAAATTAATAGAAGGTTGAATTAAATTCTTAAATAGTTGATCGTTAATAATATCATTGATCAATGTTATTTTTGTAACAGTGTATTGTTTTCCAATATTTAAATAACCATAATCGTTTTCTTTTCCCATAAAATTGGCAAGAAGTGAAAATACATTACTATTATTTGATTCTACGTTTGGGGCAGATAATACGTTTTTCATCTTTTCGCTAAATGTTTCGGTCATATTTGCCTGAATAGGAAATAAAGTGGGGAAAAATATCTGTAACATAGTTCTCAAGTTATATTCAGCATTTTCATTGCGTTCATCTACATCCTTGGTAAATGATGAACCAATCAACTTTTTAAAATCATTTTTGATAAAGAACGTTTCTATTTGTTTTTCTCTTGGCAATTTTACTAGTTTTGACACAGATATTCTTGCTTGATCCGTAAAAAGAGGATATGACTCATTTTTGTTCGAAGAATCTTTATTTTTATCGGTATTGATCGTTTCATTTTCTTCTTTGTCTTCCTTATCTTCATTTGGTGGTAAATATATCATATTTTGTGTTAATATTTGCGTTGAATCATTATTACTATTTGTAGAAAAACGTATATGTACAGGTTGTATACCGATAGATTCATTCATAATAGATATGTATTTATAGTATTATCATACTTTTCCTTCTTGATGTTTCGTAAATTGCGATAATAATTTACTAAACTTATTTAGCTTTGTTAAAACTCTCTTTGTTCCATGTACTTTGTAATTTAGCATTTTTAAGAGTGTTTAGTGCTTTGTCTATTTCTGATTGAGAAACAATAGTTGTTTTCACTTCTTCGTCTATTTTTCCAGTAAGACCTTCTTTTGAATTGACGTCAGAAGGAGGGAGACTAGGATTGGAAACCGCACTACTATCAACTTGGGATTCAGCCAATTGAATATGATAATCTTTAAATTCGGTCGGTAATACGCAATAACTACAATCTTCGTTTAATAAAACATCCATAACAATAGTAAATAATATTGCGATACACAATGCGATGTATATGTCGCGCGTACCCATCCACGCAATCGTAAAAATGAGTACTTGACGACTAAACGTATATTTTAAATAGGATTCTACTGTTTTGCTTAATTTGATTGTTACAAAACGTGAAGATATTTGTAATATAATAATCATAATTCCAGCAAAAATTTTACTATTATTTAAATTCGTCACATATTGATGTATTGTTTGTAAAAACGCATTAATGGATTTTCCTAGTGGATTTTTCTTTTCTTTCATAGTTATTTATAAAGTAGTTAGATAAAAACCTATTTTAAAAATATAATATTTTATTGAAATGAAAATCCACCATAGGTAGATTGTTTTGGCGAAGGTGTTAAATTATCTTCACTAAACCATGTTTTCCATATTTGAAAAACCCAATCATCGTCTTGCTTTGGATATACCATATTTTCTTCGTTTTTTAATTTTTCATTAATTGTAATACCGCACTGTTTATCACATGGATTACATGGTTCTTCTAAAAATTTTAATTCTGGAAATATATGACAAGCGTTTTCGTTCTTAACGGATTTCTCTTTAAATTCTAAATTGTCGGTTTTACAATTTTGTTCGCGAAACTCGTCTACCTTGTTCTTAACCTTTTGTTCAATTTCAAATGGTTCGTAAAATTTGTCACCAATAAGCATATAAGAATCAAACATACTCGTTTTTTCTACAAAATCCATTTTGTAATAGAATATGACCAATGCGCACATTAAAATACCATAATAAGTATTTATTACGGAATATAGTAAAATAAGAGTAATTGCGAAGAGACGCCCTAAAGGGTGAATACTACTATATAAAAAATCATCGGGTGAAGCAAAAAATAAATAGAATATAACAAGTGGAAGAACCTGGGCAATTGTATTTAACATATCTACTATAAGAATAGATAATAGATTCATTTAATTTGTCGAATTAACCGTTAATAATGAACAAGAAATTTCTACGTATTTTTTAAGGATTAATAAATAAAATATGTCAACATCATCATCATTATTAGCAACGGCTTCGCCATGGAATGACGAAGTAAATAAGAAACGTACGTCTACTATGAGGAAAACCCAAAAGAAATTGCCGTCTTTAGACGAAAATATAAATACTATAGAAAAGGGGAATGATTTTATCGTTGAAGAACAGCGTCCTACCTCCTTCGATGAAGATCAAACAAAGGGGAGTGATCGAAGTAATCGTGTTTCTCAATTGATCGATAATATGTCAAGTGTTTTAGAAGAAAATGATGGAGGCAATTTAGAGAATTTTACTCCTTTAGATCCACCCGAACTACAAAAATTACACGATCAAGAACACTCCAATTACGGACGTAATGGTGACGAAGAAATCCCCCCTCTTTCTAATCAAATACAATTACAACCACCTAAAATTCGCCAAGAATCTGCGAATTTTGGTCCATCTCAACAAGATTTAGGCGTTTCCAACAACCCTTCTCAGACGAATCCCTATAGTAATTACCGTCGCATATACGAACCGTCACAATTACGTGTTCCTGATAATTCTTACAGCAAAATGGGTTTAGATACACATCCAACTATGGATAATAAATTACTTGAGAAAATTAATTATATGATTTACATGTTGGAACAGCAACAAAATGAGAAAACCAGTAATATTACAGAGGAGTTTATATTGTATTTATTTTTGGGCGTGTTTATTATTTTTATTGTAGACGCTTTCTCTCGAACTGGCAAATATATTCGTTAAATAATAGTGTATTACTTACACGCTATTATTTATTCTATTTGAAATGATCTATCGTCGTTTGTAAGAGTAAATCGAGGCACTTTTTTGTCTTTAAAATGAAAATTATCATTTACATCACCAGTCGTAAAATACGAATTTTTGTATCGGTATGATAAAGATGCTTTGGAGCATATAGGTGCGTAAACATATGTGTAACCGAACTTTTGCTTATATACATTTTGATATTCGTTAATATGACAATATGTCTTTGCGGAACCACAATAAAAATTACCTCGACGTTCTATTAAAAAACAATCAATTGAACCAAAGTGGCAATGTGTTTTTCCATTGGTTCTGTATTTTAAACCAACTTTTGCTAATTCATCTTTTATAGCAAATAATTTATTCCATTCACTAGGAACAAACCCAATGTCAATATCATTATCCCATGGAATAATGCCTCCGTGACGATTTAATCCTAAAATGGTTCCAGCAAGGGCAACATATTTAATTTTGTGTTTTTCTAACAATTCATTCATAACATCCATTTGTTTATATGTTAGAAAAGAGGAATTTTTCATTTTAGGCGAAATATGCTTATACAATTTATAATTAGAACTATTTTCATAATAAGGCATCAATTTTTTTTGTAATATACATCGGATTAATAAAGGATCTTTCGTTTCTGTATTACTATTTTTAGAATAATAATCTTCGCTTAATTCCAATATTTCTAACTCATGTGTTTTTGCGTAATTTTCCAATTGTTCTTTTGTATAAGGCCAGCGTTTATGTGTGGTAGTATATGATTTGTCACTTTCATTATATGTACTCGTTTTGACTAATTCTTCATCATTCATAGAACGTACTTCAATACATATTAATCCACCAGGTTTCAATGCCCCCAGTGTTTCATTTAATATAGAAGTAGAATGTTCATATGGCATCGCATGAAGAAACCAACGCATATAAACCAAATCCAATAATGTGTTTAATTGTTGTTTTTTCAATACTACATCTACATCTTCCAAAATTAATTGACATCTGTCCGTTTTAATTGTATTTACGCCGTCTTTGTCTATTGAAAATACAATGTTGTGCTCCGCAAAAAAACGACTGTCTCTACAATTACCACATCCAAAATCTCCAATTTTCAAATAAACACCATTATCATTATAAGATTTTATATGATTATTATACACATGTTGAGCAAAATCACTCTGTTTAACAATAGGATCGTTTGTTTTTGAGTAAAATCCTTTCCAAAATTTACTATTTTCGTCACTCATATAATATTTATACATAGTTTAATAATTACAAACATTATACTTAATTATTGAAAAGCTTTCGCATAAGCACCTCGTTCTCCCAATTCGTCGGTTAATATTCCATATATAGGTATAGACGAAATTACATGATGTAAATGATCCTGGAATATGGATTTCATGAAAATTTGATATGGATCTTGTAAATAGTCTATAAACCGGGGGGTTAAACCGCCAGTGACATAACATCCTCCATATGGCAACCATTTTAAACAACTATTACGTATTTCCTTGCCATAATGTTTGAAAAACAATTCCATCGTTTTTATACATAATGTATCGGTCGATGAAGATATTATTTTTGCCTTTACATTCGATTTTTTAATATCCTCATGTAAAGTATTATCTACCTGTTTTGGATATTTTATTGAAAAAAATTCATATATAATAACTATTCCTGTCCCCGATACAATATTTTCAATAGTTGCGTTTTTATTGAATTTTGTTTGAATGAAATTTTGTAATTCATATTCAATCGTATTTTCGGGTGAAAAATCACAATGCCCACCTTCACTTTGAAAACATTGATTATTTGCGATAAAACATTGTCCAAGACCAGTTCCAGCGCCAATACAGCATTTTACACCATTTTCTTGTTTCACCCCTTTATTTAATATAATCACTTCATTTTCCTTTAATAATTTAATACCATACCCACATGCCTCAAAATCATTTAATAGATATACTTTTGTATTATATGTTTTTTCAAGATGTTGCTTATTAATTGTCCAAGAAATATTTGAAAATTGTACTGTATCATTTATAACAGGTCCGGCACATGCTAGACTTATACATGGGAAGGACTCCATATTTGTTTCTCGAATAAAGTGAGTTAAAATGTCTTCAAACTGATCAAACTCATTATTCATGTATTTTTGTGAATATAAAATCTCAAAATCTTTCATTTCATTGGTTGAATTCATATATAATTTTAAACGACTATACGTCCCCCCTATATCGCCACATAAATATATATTTGTTTGATTCATTTTTAGAATACTATAAAGTTATTCTATAAATTATTTAAATCCAAGATAATAATTATATATATAATGAATTTAACCAGTCGGTTTCAACAAATATTACATACTCATCCTGAAAAGAATATATTAGGATACAAACAAAATGGTTCATGGAAATGGGTAAATCGTGATCAATTAAAAAATAAAGTATTGTTTTGCGTTCATTCTTTACAAAAACGCATATCCATACATGATCGTGTTATGTATAAAGGAAACAATAGTGTTAATTGGGTTGCCTGGTCTATTGCAACGAATGCTTTGGGTGGCACATTTGTTCCACTCTATAATAATCAAAATGATAATTATGTCAATCATATTATAAATGATTGTAATCCGTCTGTCTTTATTACAAATGACGATTATAAAGGTGTTACAATCATGAGAGATGCTATTGAAGATGGAATATATGGCGAAACTATTCCTATTGAACATAAAAGTGATGTTGCCAAATTGATATATACATCAGGAACAACCGGAAAACCGAAAGGTGTTATGTTGACTCATGAAAACATGTTACATAATATCCAAAATGTGGAAAAAACGTTCTCGGATTTACAAACCGATAAAACATATACTACTTTGAATATTCTTCCGTGGGCGCATATTTACGGTTTAACTACCGAATTATATTATAATTTATTAAATAATAATAAAATTGCGATTTCGTCGGGGCCTCAAGAATTTATAAAGGAAATACGAGAAATACGACCCGAATTATTGTATTTGGTTCCACGTGTGTTACAAACGATTAAACAAAAATTAGAAATATTAGATAAACCTCTTATACGTAGAATATTGCCATTTGTATTAAACAAAATGTTTGGATCAAATTTAGTAACTATTTTTATTGGCGGGTCTCAATTAGATCAATCTACAAAACAGTTTTATTTGAAATATAATATTAGTTTTTGTGAAGGTTACGGATGTACCGAAACGTCACCGATGATTAGTGTAAATCATATCCATAATCCAAGAAATGAAGAATCGGTTGGAAAGATATTAGACGATTTAATTGTAGAAATTATTGATACAGAAATCTGTGTTGCGGGACCATCTATTATGAAAGGGTATTATAGAAACGATGAAGCCACCAATAACGCGTTTATTAGAAAAGACGGGAATCTTTTTTATAAAACAGGTGATCAAGGATATATGGAAAACGGATTTTTGTTTTACAAGGGTCGCATAAGCGAAAACTATAAATTGTCGAACGGAAAATTTGTGAATATTGGAGATGTAGAAAATATAGTGAAAAAACACACGAATGAACTAATGATGGTATATGGTAATAATAAGGACTATAATATTTTGATTGTTGAAGAAAGTTCTTCCATAGAATCTTATATCCCGTGTATCAATGTAGAACTTGACTCTTATTTACGAATAAAACATGTTTTAAAAATACCAGATAATAGTTTTCAAAACCATTTGACACCGAAGATGTCTTTAAAGCGTAAAGAAGTGGAAGAGACATTTAAAAAAGACATTTGTGAAATTTATAGTAAAACAAGGCACTTGTTTTCATCGTAAGGCATGTTTGGAAAAACCGCGTTATATAAATAATATGCGGATTGGGTGATCGACAATGGGGTATATTTCCATCTCCATCTTTGTATTAATTGACTATTATGAGTCAACTGATAAAAACTAAGTAACTTATAGCGAACTTTTGCGTCTTCCTGGATATGGTAAATAGCATGTAATAGACCACCGAAAAATATAGATTCATTATTCTTATCGAATGGTCGGAGGAATACACTCCCGATCAAGTCTAAGACATTTCTTTCTTCGTTAAATTCATAACATATTTTTGGGTCTTTGAAAAAGTAAAATCCTAATGTCTTGGACTGATGTTTTAGAGCATACACAATTATCCTATTCTTTTGTATGAGATGATCCAATACATTTACCTCTGGAAAAATACAAAGGGGGAAAGGTGTTGGTTCACTACTGTGCGTTATGTTAAATAAAAAATCGAATAGACTAGTTACATTGGGTCCAATAATACGTATTGTCGTATATTGTCCAAGAGGAGGACGTTTTGTTTTTTCCAATGGAAATGTGTGAACATTAAAACGTATTAATGGAACAACACCGTCACATAGAGAAACGTCTCGTCTAAATAATGATGAACTTATTTCTTTATTATGAAGGCGCTGATGTTTTTCATGATTTTGTATCAAATTTCGCCCAATAAATTTGTCTTGGAAATCTCTGTGAGTACATAAATAGTCCCAATAATATACATATTGCTCATGAGGTGTTCCATAATGGTAGTATATTTTAATGGCGCGCGATGTTAATACCCCTAAACAAGTGTTCTTTTCTTGGATAAGTGGATCCGCATCTTTATCATATACTAATTGTTTGTTGTAATAAAACGATACATAGGAGGCATTCGAATGTCCAACAAAGTCTTCTTGGACATCACTCTTTGATAGTTGGGTAAATACTTGATCGGATTCGATGTAGTGACTCTGTATAATATTCTCTATTTCACCTAATTCAGATTCGGATAAGTCCAAGAAATTCTTAGTAGTAACATTTTGGGACAAATACTTGGTTTTTATAGGTCCTCCTTGATGAATAATAAAAGGGTGTTTTACCCAATAACGGAAAATATCATAACTATGGAATATGGGTTGATGACTCCAAAAAGGGTATTTAATTTTAATATATATAAATGGAATTAACCAACTGAAAAAAACGAATAAAAATATGTATTCCAACATGAATATATATTTTAGTTCTAAATGACTATTGATATTATACGGAATTACTGTGTTCTTTCTAAAACGACTAAATATTGATGTTCGTCCTCGCATCCTTCGACCATATTGATTTGCGCATGAGGAATGAATCCCGTAAAAGAAGCCTGTTTTAAAATATTATCCATTGGTTCCATAATATATTGTGTTTCTTGTTGTCGAACATGCTTGGTTAAATCATCAGTAAATGTTTCAATAAATTTGACCTTATTATCATTTAATTGTGAAAAATCATACTTACCACGATACTTAAAATCAATAAAATCAATCATGGTATCACTAATGCGCGACGAAGCATATTGTTGAGGATTTTTGAGCAACGGAGGTTTACCTCCCGGAACAATTGGATCGAACTTTTCGCGATCAACTAAATGTAATATCAAATACCCACCCGGTTTTAACCAGTAAAAACAATTTCGCAAAAATTCATCTTTGTCTTCGAATAAATAAATGGACATCCCTGTTGCTAAAATATGACTGAAAGAGCCCTTTTCATAGGTGATCGCCTCTTTTGCGTTTCCGCATTTCCCAACTACTTTTGGATGATTCTTTTCTATATAATTGATCATATGTTGAGACGTGTCCAAAGCATACACATCAAATCCTCTTTCTGTTAATTGTCCGCAAACCTCTCCCGTTCCACTTCCGATGTCCAAGAAAGTACTTTGTTTACTAGGTGCTGTCATTTCTATAATTTTATCTATTTCAAAAATACAACGTTTATCGGGCAACATCAATTGATTATAGATTTCAGCATAAAAATCATCAAATATATTTTCACCTTCTACGAACAAATAGGGCGTGTCTTGACTAAACCCTTCATAATAAGGCGATAAATCTTGTTTTTTAAACCATAATATAATTATCATGAAAATTGCTAAAATAAGCAGAACATTATACCATTTTGATTTAAACATGAATATTTTAATATAATATAGTATTAAAATATTAGTATTTTACATTGGTGGAGGTGGAGGAGTAGATGAGGACATAGAATTAATGGGGGGCATTGGTGCTTGTGCTGGAGGTCGATTCTTTTTGTCATCGTCTGTAGTCATAGGTT